AGAGGATCCTCTCACTGGTTTTCAGGGTGATGTGACTTTTAATAAAGGAGATGGTTCCGGTGCAGTAGCTCAGACTGTAATGGGGCTTAGTTTTACACTTAACAATAATCTTTTTGGTGATAAGTTTGAGTTGGGTGATCGTCAAAGAGCGGCTCTTGTTCCCCAGAGGAGAACAACTGAAGGAACTTTAAATATGGAGTTTGATGATCTTGATATTTTTAGAATGTTTGTTAATGGAACCGCTGGAGATTTGACTGTTACCATTACGTCTGATGAATACGTTCCAGATGAAGATGGAACAGATACTACCACTAAAATGTCTATTCAGTTGAGATTTCCTAATCTAAAATTTAGTGGAACAACTCCGGTAATCGGAGGAGAAGAACTAATAGTTACTGATTTTCCATTTACGGCACTATATGATGATACGGAAGATATTCCCGATATGCGTATTGTCATGGTGAATGGACAAAGTTATATATAATGTCTAATGGAGAGAAATGGCTATAGTGTTTATATGTCACTATAGCCATTTATTATGAATTTTGAACACTTAATATTAATATTTTTAATTTCAGTCTTCTTGGTTAACTTGAGGGCTACCTCTTGTTTTATTAGTTCGATATTTTGGTTTCCATATGCTTCCTATGTTTGTATGCAAGTTTACTTGTTGTTTATTTTGAATACAATTGTTAATCACAGGATTAAGCATTGGAAATTTGGATATATATTTAAATTTTGTTTAAGGGCTGAAACAATTTTAATAAATTTAAAGGAGGTAAGTGAGCTTATGAAAGGTGTAAGATTTGATCAAACTCATAATTATGTATGTAAGTGTGATCTTGATCTTCCTAAAAAGGAAGACAAGGCTGTTTTTCAAGTAAGATTTTTAACGGCTAAAGAACAGGCAAAGGTAAGAGATTCAATGTATGCTGTAACTGGAATTGGAGCAGCGAGAAGGGAAACGTTTCGTACTGGTTCAGCAACTCAGAATGCTCTAGAACTAGGAGTAGTTGGGTGGACGAATTTTAAGTACGGAGATACAGGAGAAGAAATTCCGTTTTCTATTGAGAATATCTCTTGTATTCCACCAACGGAACGAGATGAGCTCTCTAACTACATTCGTGGTATAGAGGAAGTTGAAGGTGAGATTTAGTAATGAGAATAATTTTAAGGAAGATTCTGTTATGGCAAGACTTGATCCAAAAAATATATATCCTTATGTTTGCGAAGAAGAGAAGGGAGATAAAAACAGTACAACTTTCTTCCTAAAGGGTCTTACGGTTGCCGAATATCGCGAATGCGAGGAACTGCTTTCAGAAGGAAGTATGTTTGGTGAATATGGATTAAGAGTTGTTAAATATGGTTTGGTCGGATGGGATAATTTTGTCTATGAAGATGGCGAAGTTATCCCATTTGATTTTAATAATATTGGTTCAATTCCATATATATTCCAAATAGAAATATCTAATGAAATTGTTGAGTTGTCTGAATTGAATAATGAATTATTTGAAGAGTTGGAGTTGGTGGCAAAATGGGGAGATTGGATTAGTAGGAGTAGTCATCCAGAACATTGGGAGTGTGAATATTGTTCTGAAAAAAAACTTTCTAGTATTCGTAACTGTGATGGAACTCAAACTTATGAATGTCAGAAATGTAAGGGAAGAAGTAATGATGAAATCTGTAAGAAATGTGGTATTGCGACAAAAGTTGCATTTAGATTCAGGTTTAGTAACAAGAAGGAAGATTATGTGAAGAGATGTCCCGTGGCTATATTGACATCAAGAGCTATTAAGATTACTAATCTTGTTAATTTTATGGAGAATTCTAAAACTCTTCCTTTTCCAGGAGGAGCCTTAGAACAAACTAATTTTTTTTATATGTTAAGAAGTATGGTTTTATCTGAACAAAATGAATTGCTTAGAGAAGAAATGGATCGCAGTAAAAAAGAGTTAGAAAGAAAAAGTAAAGGGACGGGAAATTAAATCATGGCTGCTACTAGTCGCGAAATAAAATTTCAGATCAGGATGATTAATTTAGCTGATAAAGGTATGAAGCAATTTACTGCTGATCTTAGAGAAATGCAAAAAGGTGTTTCTAGTCTTAATAGGGTTCTAGGTAGTGATGCCGGATCTAAAAGAATAAAAACAACTACTAACAATATTAGAGAATTTATGAAGGCCATGAGTGTGTCTTCTAAAGCTAAATATTTTGAAGGGTTTACTAAGGTTGCTGATTCATTTCAAAAGATATCCCAAGCTGCCTGGACTGCTGAGGGATCGCTTAAAGCTTTTTCAAGTGTAATAACTGAGGCTGCTAACATTGGAAGTCAATTTAGAGCATCTGGAGAGGCAGTAAAGTCTTTCTCAACTACTTTTGATGAAATAGCGGTTGCTATGCAAAAATTCAGCGGTATTAGTAATAAGAAGATGACTGGTATTTCTAATATGTTTTCACAAATGAGAAAAGCTGGAGAAACTGGAGCCGGTGGTGGTTTAGTAAGAGCAATTGAAAGTATTGCAGCGATTAAAGGAGATGTGGTTATAGTTGCGAATGCTATAGAAAGAATGACAATTGCCCTTAACAGTGCAAAAGTCGTAGGTGGCGCTAGGGGAATTGTGGGAGGAGCATTAGCAGGAGGTGGCGGAATTGGAGGTGGAACAGGAGAGGGTGATTTAAGTACTCCAATGAGATATATGGACTGGGGAATGGTTTCTGGAGGTGGAAAAGATATATTCGAATCCCTACAGAGAAATTTACCTGATTTTTTATCCGGAGGTGGTCCCACGTCTAAAGTGGGAGCCGATCAGGCTGCACAAGAATTTATAGGTAATCTTGAGAGGGGAAATCTTCATATAAATGAGAAAATTGAAAAAATGATGAAGACAAAATCGGTTCACATGAAAGAGATAATTAGTCAAGTTGATAAAGTTAACATAGCTAAAGGAAAGCCAGGAACTACAGGGATAGTAAGTGCTAGTGGTTTTGCAAAGCTTCTTTCAGGAAGAACTTGGGCAGAAAGCATTCCTGGAGAAAAAGCAACATTTGGAATGGCTAGAGGTACTGCCTTTCATGGTGTTGCTGAGCATCTTGTAAAAATGATCGATGAACAACACACAGTTGGTTCTTTTATTGAAAAGCATGGTCATAGGACAAGAAAATGGGCTAATCACATTGTAACAGAAGCAAGGACAGCCGAGGCTCAATTTAAAATAATAGCACTAAAGGCGGCCGAAACTAAGGGACTTCCCATGACTAATGTCATGAGAGATCAAATAAACGCATCGGCTAGACAACTTAAAAAAGAGATATTGAGATTTGGTGGGAAGGGAGGGTTTTTTGCTCAGGTTGGTAGTAGGGTTATGAGAATGGTTAAAGGAGATACGAAGAAATTTTCAAAAGTTATGAGCGGCCTTAGTGTTGAATTGGAAAAAGAACTTGCACCATTAATGATTTTAAAACCTGGAGGAAAATTTGCTGATCTTCCACCACATTTAAAGACTGAAGCAGTTTCTTATGTAAAAGATGCCATTAGGCAGTTAAGAAGATCGCTTGGTCCAACTACTCAAGCTTATAAGAATGTTATGGCAAACATCAGGAAGTTCGGTTTAACAATAATGGGAACAGCTGATGTTGTTATGAATTTAGGTGCGGATTTAGGCAAGGTAGTAGTTGACTATAAGACAGGTGTATCTTCTGCTGCTAAGGGAAGGTCTACCAGACAACAAACAGCCGCTTATCAGCTACAAGCAGCTAAGGAATATGGACAACCAATAGAAGGACCGGGAGGAATTCAAGCTTGGGCATATCGTCCTCAAACAGGAATGAAGACTACAGGATTTGGAGTTTCTGAAGAGGAATTAAGGTTAAATGAAAGGTCAGAGAAAATTCAAAGACAAAAAAATCAAAGCTTAAAAGAAGAAAAACTGATTTCAGAAGATCTTAAGAGAGTAACTGCTGAGAAAGTCGCTGCCGAGGAATCTGCTGCTGGACATAGAACAGCTAGTGTTGAATTGTCTCGACAGTTAGAACTATCTGCTCAGAGAGAGCTTGCTCTTAAACAAGGTATATTAAGAACATCTGAAAAACAAAAGACAGTAAATTCTGAAATAAGAGCAGCAGGTGGAGGAACAGTAGGGGGTGGAGGAATTGCTCCCGTAGTGGGAATTCCTGGTTTTAAGTTAAAAGATAGGATGGCTGTAGAGAATCGCGGAAATCTCATGGCTATGAGTCGATTTAATGAAGTTTTAACTGCTTCATATCTCAAGCAAGGAATGTTAGGAGAGAGAATTGATCTTACTAAAGTAAAGATGTCTGAATATAATCGTTTAGTGGAACTTCTTTCTGGTTCTTTAGGTAAGTATGTTATGCTTGAAGATAAACAAGATAAAGAACTCATAGATACTGTTGGACATCTTGAACGGTTAGATATTGCATTGAGGAAAAATCGGGAAGAATATGACAGATCTATCGCTCAGAGACAAAGATATGCAACTATAGAAAAGACAGTAAGGGCAAGATTGGAAGGTGCGGAAATACAGGGTGCGAAATCTGGTGCGGCAAGAACAGCTATATTAAAAGGACCAAAAGGAGAACAGTTTTTTGCAGGAATAAGAACAGAAGCTGAAACCTTTAAGGGATTGGGACTTTCTAGGTTAGCTAAAGATGCAGATAATGCAAAATCTGAATTTTTGGATTTAGAAAAAGGAACACAAAAGTTTAACGAAAGTTTAGTAACAGCTATGAACACAGAAGAAAATTTCAATACTGAAATTGGTAGAACCGTTACACACCTAAAAGAAACTGATCCTATTTTTAGAAAACAAGCTAAAGGAGTAAGAGATGTAGGTAAGGCTACGGAAGTATTAACAGGAGCAGTAAGGAGAGGTAACAGAGCTTATGTTTCTAATATAGGAACATTTAGTAGAACAATTGATACGATGAGGGAACTTGATAGAAGATACGATTCTTTAAATATAAGAACTAAGGGATATGATTTATCTGCTGGAAAATTGGCTATAGCCATTCAAATACTTAAGAAAAACCAGACTGAATTAGCTGTTACCCAAGATAGAGTTTCTAAAGCTATGGGGCTGCAAGAAGATCATTTACATAGATTGTTGTCGGCGGAAAATAGAAATTCTACTGAAATTAATAAAACTAGAGGGAAATTAATTGCTCTTGAAAAAACTTATGATAAGTTGTCAGCTAAACAAAGAGTATATACAACCAAACTTAATGAGTTTGATGTTGTTCAGAAGAGAAGTTTGGGGAAAACATCTGAGCATTTTAGAGCAATGATGAGGTCGCAGATAGCTGGTTTTGCAGACATGATGAAATCGCAAACAGCATGGATAGCTGGATATGCTGTAATGTTTGGAACTGTAAGGGGTATCAAATCAGCTTTAGCTTCGGTAATTACTGTTCAGCATGAATTTGCTAGGGCAATGAGAACTGCTAGGCAAGAATCAATGACTACCCTCGAGATTCAAAAGAGATATGAATCAGAGGGTGTGGCTGCAATGATAAAATTCGGTAGGGCTGTTGGAGATGTAGGAGAAGTCCTTTACCAATTAGGTAGTGCTGGTTTGAAGTCAAAAGAATCCTTAGCTGCCTTGAATTCAACTATGCAGATGATAGTCGGTACCGAAGAGGAAATGACCGAAGGAACAAAAATGGTTGCTGCGGTTTATAATAATTTTGGAGAACAGATAAAGAGTGCAACTGGTCTTAGTGGAAAATTTAAATATATAAATGATATAGTTGTGGCTACATTTAGAGATCATCAGGTTGAATTGAATGAACTTAGAGAAGGTTATAAGCATTTAATGGCTATGGGAAAAGTTTCTAATTTAAGTTTTCTTGAAATGTCTGGAATTCTCGCAACATTAAATGACCATTTAATTAAATCAGGAATAGCTGGTAGGTCAGTGCAGACAGTCTTAAGCAGAATATCAAGGCAACCGGCTGATTTTGCTAAAGCTTTTGGTGTGGTTATAGATCCAGATGAACCTATTAACTTTCTCAAATTAATAGGACAAATAGGTAACAAATATAAAGATACAGGAATGACTGTCGAAGATGTTGGTCGTATTTTTGAAAAATTGGGATTAAGAGGAGCTAAATCTTTTACAATTCTAATTCAAAATGTTGATAAATTAAGAGAAAATATTGAACTACTTAAATATACTTCTGAAGATGCTGCGGAGATTATGGCAGAGGTTATGTTGAGGAAACCAGATGTTGCTTTCGCAAGAATGAGAGAGACGCTGGCTGCATTAATTCGTCAAGGTCTTTATCCTATAGTCGAAGCAGCTAATCTTGTTGCCGTGTCTGTATCTATGATAGGAATGAGCGTTGTCGGGGCAGATGAAGCAGCAAAATCTTTCTTAGGGACGTTAGTTACGTTAGCAGGAATGGCTATTACATTGACGGCGATAACTGCCGGAGTAAGAGCATTACAGGCCAGAGCACAAATTGGTGCGGCTGATTGGAAAACTGTAGGGGATTATTGGAGTAGAATTACAGCGCATTTTGCTGGTGCTGCGATTGCTGTTAGAAATCTTGCTATGTCTTTCACGACGTTAAAGATTTCTTCCATAAGTGCTGCCTGGGTTGCGTTTGGGAATACTGTCTTTTTTTCAGTGGCTGCACTTAATCTTCTCATAGCTGCCGTAGGAATACTTCTTTTTTATAAGCTTTGGAAATGGCTTGATCAAGCTGCTGAAAGGGCTGTTGCTTTAACGGGAAAAATTCTTGAGGCTACGCAAGCATGGAAGAAAGAATCGGAATCTCTCATGGAGGAACGGGATGCACTAGAGTTACTAGGAGAAGAAAGATTAAAAGACATAGAGTTAATAAACGAACAGATAGAGGCTAAAAGAGTTTTACTTATGATGTCTATGAAGGAGGAAGGTGGGCTCAATAAGGTAAAAAAATCTGTATCTGATTTAATTGAAAAAACCAGAAAAATTATTAAACAAGAACCAATAATGATGATTGGTTCTGAATATATTGGAGATGAGTCTCTTAAGATCCAAGAGAAGGAAAGACTAACAGATTTAAGACAAATAGCTAGGTTATTAATACAGGAGGGTACTCACCTTAGAGACTTAAGAATTACTCATCAAGAAGTGTTAGATCTTATGAATGAAAGAAGAAAAGCGAATAAATCTATAAATGAAGAACTATATAACGATACAAAGAAGCTTGTTAATTTTTATACCCAAGAAGAAAATAAATTAAGAAGAGTTCGAAAAGAAGCACTGGAGGGACTGGGAAAGACAACAGAAAGTCCCATACGGAAAGGTAAAAAAGAAATAAAAGAATATATCGGCGAATGGGACAAATATATTGCAAAAGAAAAAAGATCTTTTGAAATTGGTCCGTATGAAAAGAATATAAGAGACAGAGCTAGGTTGGAAAAGGAACTACTGACAGAATCAAAAACTTTTGGAGAAAAGTGGGGTGTTCAAAGAATAAAAGATACATATGCTGCTTTAAAGTCAGGAGAAATTGAGAGAGCAGATGCGATAAAACATTTAATTCCTCTTTTAGATAAATTATCTACTGCTGATGTTAAGCAATTAGAGTTAGATAAGAAACGAGATAAAGCTATAAAGTCTCAGATAAAATCATATAAGGATTTTGCTGAGAAAATATCTGCACAAGCTACGGCAACTACGAAAGGTATGATTTCTTATAGTCCCTTAAAATCATTATTAACTATTGATAAAGAGACAGAAAATAAAGTAAAGCAAGTATTTAGAGATATAAATGCCCAAATGAGAAAAATCACACAGGCTCCAGAAGAAGAAATAGCTGGTATTTTAAAGGGATTGGGACTTGATTTTAAAACTGTCAAAGAAGCAAAAAGTTACTTAAAAGAACTTGGTCTTGAATATAAGAAAGTTATCGAGTTTGCCGGTGATCTTGCGAAACGTAAAGATAGGCTTAAGATGGAAAAAGATATAGCTAAATCTGTTCTATCACATTCAAGAGCAGTTGAGGATTTGAACTATCAGCTTGATATAAATCATAGTGAAGAAGAAAAACTAGAAAAATATAGAGTAGATAATGCACGTCAAATTGAAGATTTAAATGTTGTACTTAAAGATCAAGTGGACATCTTAAAAGAGGCCGAGCTTATCCATAAGGAAATCGGCATAACAACTCCCGAACAAAAAGAGCGTATAAACTCATTAATGAGAGAAGTTGAACAAACTGAAAAAATAATTGAACTTAAAAAATTGCTTTTTCCTGTTTTATTTAAAGAAAAGGAAATCATTTCAGAGATTAACAAGGCCAAAGAAAGAAAAGCTTTTTTAGACAAGCATGCTCCAAATTTGATGGAGACAGGTAGGTATAACAAAGCACTAGAATTTCAATATAAATCTGAAGATCAAAGACAAAAAATAGCCATTGCTGAGTCACAAAAATTATTAGAAAGTCAACTTGACAAAAAAATAATTACTGAACAAGAAATGAAAGATGCTTTAATTGTTATGGAAGAATCTTTTGAAAGAAAAAAGTTTGAAATTTTCTTAAATTGGGAAGATGCTAGACTCGAAATTAAGAAAAAGAATTTGATGCTTGATTCTGAAATGAAAATGAGAGAGTCAGATAGCTTTGCTGCTTATTTGTCAGCAACACATGATGCAGTAAAAGCAGGAGCAATATCATATATCCAGGAGCAGAAGACATGGGCTGAGACAGTTGCGGGAGTTACTAAAAATCTCTTAGATCAGACTACAGATTTAATAGCACAAAAAACTTCAGCTTGGCTTATAGGAAATAGAGATGCTGCTTTGGATTGGAAACAGGTTATGGAATCAGTGCTAACAGATGTAGTTAGAGAATTGAATAGATATATTATTAAGTTAATGTTAGCCCAAATGATACAAGCTGCTATGGGACTCTTACCAAGTGGTCAGAATACTTATTCAAGTAAAGTTCCAACACAGAATATAGGAACTGCAGGATCTATACCAGGTGCAAAAACAATGCAACATGGTGGTCCTTTGATAGGAGGCGTTCCAGGAAAAGATTCTATTCCTCTTATGGGTACGCCTGGAGAATATATGATGCCTGCTGATTCTGTAGATTTTTATGGCAAAGATTTGTTTGATAGATTAAGAAAAAGAGAAGTTAAAAAAGCTAATACTGGTGGATATATAGGCGGTGGGAACTTAGTCACTTCTGGTTCTAATGCAACTCCTAATATTAAAGTTGAAATTATAAATAAGACAGACCAGGCAGTCGAAGCTGAACAGGCAGGGGTATCTTTCAACATGGAAGAAATGGTTGTTGGAATTATTTTAAAGAAAGCTCAAACTTCTGGTAATTTTCGTAAACAAATGAACATCAAGTAGAGGTTTATATGGCTGATTTTCCAACATTAAGTGAAACCCCATCTGTTGATAGTTATGAAGAAACAGCAGCTTTTGATCCCGTTATAAGAAGTCCGTATGAAGCTGGATACATGCAGACAAGAGCTAAATTCACTAGAGTTCCTGAAAAATGGAAAGTGAAGTATGAGGTTTTATCAACTGACGATAAAAATACGCTTAAAACTTTTGAACATTCAACAGTTGTTTTTGGTTCCCTTTCTTTTAATTGGACACATCCCATAACCAGCACAATTTATGAAGTTAGATTTGGAAAAGATCCAATTATTTATCGACCTATGGAGAATGATGATTTTTGGGAATGTGAATTTATTTTAGAGGAGGTTTAGATTGTTAACTCTAAGCTCAGAAGCAATTATAGAAAAAAATCGCCTTTCTTCTAGCGGTGCATGGATTATTCTTCTAGACTTAACTTTAACCGACGAAGTAACTCATATCCGCTTGGCAAGAAATACGGAAGATATTGTTTGGAATGGAAATACTTGGATAAAATTTCCATTTGAAGTAGATGATGCAAAAGAAGAAGGAGGCGGCGAGCATGGTATGTTAACCGTACGTGTTTCTAATGTTTTAAGAACTCTTATGGTGTATCTTGAAGATGAAAAAGGGATGGTTGGATGTAATGCTAGGTTATACATTGTTCATTCTGATCATCTTGATTTAACATCTGCTGAAGTTGACGAATCTTTTATAATAACAAAGTCGGGAGCAAATAGCATGTGGGCAACTTTTGAATTATCTGCTTCAAATTTGTTTGGAATACAATTTCCTGATCATAGGTATATAAGAGATTGGTGTAGATTTAGATTTAATTATCCTGCAGGAACAGATGTCAGATGTGGATATTCTGGTGATGATTATCTGGAATGTGCGCATACTTTGTCTGCTTGTAGAGAAAGGGGAAATTCTGCAAATTTTGGTGGATATCCTGGCATTCCTGAAGGTGGTTTGTATGTTAGCAGTTAATATAAAAATAAGTGACCTAATGAGAACTCCTTTTGTTAGCGAAGGTAGAGATTTTAAAGTTGGTCTAGATTGTTGGGGTCTTGTAATGGAAGTTTCTAAAAGAGCAGGAATTGAACTTCCAGATTTTATAGTAAAAGCTTCTGATGAATGTGGAATTGAAAATAAATTTGCTTGTGAAATATCATCTGGCAAATGGAGAAAATTGGATAAAGCTGAAGTTGGGAGTATTGTTGTGATTAGAAATTCATGTGGGCCTTTTCATAATCATTTTGGAGTTTATTTAGGTTATGGAAAATTTATACATGCACTTAAAAGGATGAAAGGTATCGTGGTGGATCGAATCAGTAATCCAATATGGAAGACTAAAATTGATGGATTTTATGTGTTAAAAAAATGAAAATAATTGGAAATGTAATAAAAACTGAATTGCAAGGAAATTTTCCATTGGCTCTTTATACTGGAAGAATTCGCATAACTATACTTTATAATCCACTGAATCCAAGAAAGCGTAAGGAAATAATTGTTCCTTATGTGGCATCAAAGTCTGTTTCTGAATATATTTCTGAGATAAAATCATTAGCAAGTTGTGATGTTGAATTAATGTATTCAGTTAATGGAAGAGTTTTAGATAACTGTGACGTGGTACGTGTTTGTCCATCTTCCGGAAGCCAAATAGTAATAATGGCGAAACCTCAAGGTGGAGATAATAATATATTAAGATTGATAGCTATGGTTATCATTACAGTGATTGCTGCTGCTTTACAACAACACTATGCATATATTGGGATGTGGGCTAGTTATGGCATTATGGCAGGAGTCATGATTGCAGGAACTCTTCTTGTTAACGCTTTGTTTCCATATCAAACCCCCGCATTGCCAACAATGGGTAATGCAGGAGCCATTTCGCAAGGTGCTCAGGAAGAGTTAGATCAGACATCCACTTATGGATGGGGAGCCATGACTAACCTCCAAAATCAAGGTTTTCCAATTCCAAGATTGTATGGTGAAAGAAGAGTTCCGGGAAACATTATTAATAGATTTATAGATATCCTTGGCGATAAACAGTTTTATAATGTTTTGTTATCTTTAGGAGAAGGAGTTTTTACAAGTATTAAGGACATAGAAATAAATAGACAGCCTCTTGAAAATTATACTGAAGTATGGCAAAATGTGAGATTGGGTGATACTTCTCAAACTGTAATAAGTTATCATAATGATACTTTCAATAGACAAAGCTATAACGTAGAACTAAGTACTTCGACATATGTCACTAAGGAAACTCCTGGTAATGCAGCGGAAGGATTAAGAGTTGAAATTACTTTTCCAAATGGGTTGTATCATAGTTCATTTACTGGTTCTCTAACTTCAACTCTTCTTGAGTTTGCTTTGCAGTATAAGAAAGATGGGGAAGATGCTTGGAACAGTTATACAAGTGGAGCCGCCGGAGGTGTAAAAGAATATACAGATCATCAATATACGCAAACAGGATTTAAATTTTTAGATGCTTGTGATAGTGTTAGTTTCTATGCTGGTTGGGATGGCTATACCGAGACTTGGATTCCACCATCTATAGGGGCGATGGGATATGTATATCCAGGATACTATATTTATGGTGGAGATCTTCAAAATGTATGGTATAGAACAGGTAGTTTCGAGACAGAGGATGATAGTGGTTGGAATCTTTGGGGATCTTCTTATGGACAAAGAACTATAACGCTTGTTAATCTCAATGGGCAACCGACCGAGGTTAAGTTTAAAAATGATCCTATTAACGCTGATCGTTGGGCTTCTGGTATCGTTAGAAGGATAGATTTGGGAGGAGGAGTGGGAGGCGTAAATGTAACGGCTGCTTCTAATAGTTCTATCAGGAGAGCTTATGATATAAGAAACTTATCACAAGGGAAATACAGTGTCAGACTTAAAATTCTAGATAGATCAGGTACAAGTGCAAGATACGTAAACAAATGTTTCCTTACAGGTATATCTGAAATAATTTTAGATGATTTTACATACCCGGGAACGGCTTTGTTGGGGGTTAGGGTTCTTGCTACTTCTCAATTGTCTGGTGGTCCACCTACTGTTACTTGTGTAGCAAATAGAGCTTATGTTCCGGTTCATAATGGAATAACATGGGTTGCGAAAAGCGGAAAGAATCCAGCTTGGGCTAGTTATGATATATTATGTCGTCCTGTATATGATATGGAATCAGATGGAAGTGACATAACTGTTCATCACTTAGAAGGAGTTGATTATAGCCGTATTAATTATGATGATTTTGAAGAATGGGCTGATTTTTGTGACGAAAACTATTTTGAAGCAAACGTAATTTTTGATTCTCAAGTTAGTATATGGGGAGCATTAACACATATTGCTCAAGTTGGTCGTGGAATGGTTGTGCAGAGAGGTACAAAGTTTTCTTGTGTCATTGACCAACTTGAATCAACTCCTGCTCAAGTTTTTAATGTTGCAAATGAATATAAAGATTCGTTTTCAGTAGAATATCTGCCCATGGAGGGTAGGGCTAATTGTGTAGAGGTTACTTATTTTGATAAGGATAAAGATTTTCAACGAGAAACATTTTTTGTATATGGTAATAAATACAATACCGCAGATAGAGTTATAAAAACTCAATTAACGCTTAATGCTTGTACAGATTATAATCTTGCATGGAGAGAAGCTACTTATCGTCTTAATCTTAATGAATTCTTAATTAGAAAAGTAACCATTGATGTAGACGTTGATGCTCTGGCGAGTCAGTATGGGGATTTAATAGGTATTCAAAGCGACATACCGCAATGGGGATATGGAGGAAGAGTTGTTTCTTCTACCAGCAGTTCAGTTACTTTAGATAGAACTGTTGGCATAAATGTTACTGATACTTATAAAGTTATGGTTCGTATTTCAGCAGATGATTCAACAGAAGAAATGACAGTTACGAATTCTGGAGAAACAACTGCCACTATTAATATTTCTGGAACATGGACAACTAATCCTTCAAAATATGATCTTTGGTTTTTTGGGGTTAGTGATGCTTTATACAAAGAATACAAGATAGTTTCTATTACTAGATCAAGTGATCTGAAGCGTAAGGTAGTTGGAGTTGAATATAACGCTTCTATATATTTAGAAGGAGTGCCGACTTACTTAACAGAGTCTTCTTTGGTTGCATATCCTGTTGCTCATAATTCAAATGCATATGAAAGGTTAAGGTTTAATCAGGGTGGTTCTTGGGTTTCGGAGGTGCATTTAAATTGGGATAAAACTGATTCATCTTCTGAAGGTTCATGGAAGATATTTAGAATGGATATGTCTGTAGAATATTCTTCTTGGGAATATATAGGTCATTCAGAGGATACTTTTGTTATATTACAAGCTGATTGGCAGAAACAACATCAGTATAAAATAGCTATAGTTGGAATTTCCGAATTAACTAAAGGTAGTGATTCCATAGAGAACGTCCTTCAGACAAGCATAGCTATTCTTTGGAAACAAGCTTCTCCGGATAATGTTGAAAACTTAACAGTTTATCAAGAGGGATCAAGAGTATTTTTTAACTGGGATCATATTAGCGATGTAGATAGAGATGGTTATGAAATTCGATTAGGGGCTACTTGGGATGTGGGAGAAGTTTTAGTAAGCTTGGTTCAACAGAACAGTTTTGATTATCGACCTTCTGGAGATGGAACAAAAAAGTATTGGATAAAAGCTGTTGATACAAGTGGGAATAAATCAGAAATAGCCACTACTATAACTATCGTCGTTAGTAGAATATTAGATAGCTTAAATATTATTATAAATCGTGATGAAATTACTTTATCTCCAACTCCTGTTCCAGGAATTAAGGATAATATGTTGTTCGTGGCTGATTCTCCTGCATATTTGGGAGTTCCTCATGCATTTTTAGATGATGATGCCGTGATTACTGGATGGGATGATACCACTGCCGATCCCAATATTTCAGGATATGATGGAAGTGTGGACTTAGATGGTTCTTACATTACTGAAATAATTGATTTATCTTCTAGTGCAAATGCTACTTTAAGGTTAGATATCGAAATTGATTCAGAGAATCTAGGAACTACTGATTTAACTTATCCAGATCGGCTGGATACTACTTATCCAAATGATAGGGATGATTATATAACTTCTGAATCAATTTCAACACTTAGTTACAGATTCTCTACGGGGGCGGATCCTACCGGAGAAGATTGGAATGTGTATCTTGGTCCAGTAGATCTTACTGCTATGACTTTTCAAGTGAAATTTGATTTCTTATTAGATAATAATAAAACCACTTTTAAATTTACACAGTTAGGAATAGTTATTGATGGAGTAGAAAAGGATCAGATTTTTAAAAACAAAAACGTTGCTCAGGGAGGAACAACGTTTAATTTACTTTCTGATTTTAGTTTAGTTATACTTGTTGAATATGGTGTTTCTCTAACTGTTGTGGGGTCTAGTGCTTACTATCCTGTAATGAATAATTATTCCCTAACTAGCTTCGAAATAACGCTTTATGACAGTGATGGAAATAGTCAGGCAGGAGTTGTTGATTTAAGAATAAGAGGTTTTTAATTAAGGAGATATCTTATGAGCCAGACTTATAATGCAGATAAGCCAGAATCAGCAGTAACCACTTTTGGTGAGTTGTATCTAATCATACGGAATCATATAGATGCCGTCGTGAGCAGTTTTTCAGGGACTTCGTATCCTTCTGATCCTGTAGCAGGACAATTATGCTATCGTACTGATTTGGGGGATAATGGTATTCTTAAGAAGTATAATGGTTCTGCTTGGGAAGATGTTGTTTATGAATCTGAATATATTACTGAACTAATAAATTCTCGCGGTTCTGCTGCTAGTTTAGATGCTCGCTTAGACGTGGCTATAAACGAAGACGGAACTTTAAAAAGCGATACTCCGGCCGGCAGTTGGTGGTCAGAAGAGGCAGATGCAGTTGTTAATGTTTCTGGTGTGACTTTTACAGTTGCTGGAGATAAGGAAGCTATTTATACGGCTGGGAGGCCTATATACCTTACTGGTGTCTCTGGAGCTCCACAATATACCAGAGTTGTTTCTGCTGTATATGGAGTAACTACTTTAGTTACTATTGCAGATTCGATATCGGATGCTAGTATCAGCGGTGTCTTTTATGGTCAACCTCGTTATAATGCGGGTGTATATGAGGACGCTACTACAAGTAAAAAAGGAATTTCTGAGATGGCAAATAGTGCTGAAACTATTGGTATGTCGTTAACTAATAAAATTGTTAATCCAGAAATGTTGGGAGAGCTTTTGCAATATGAAAATTTGTGGGTTGGTGCTGGAGCAATGATTCCAACGGATACTAATGGGGCTGCGAGTGGTACTCAAGAATACGCCACTAACGATATAATGATGGACTATTTTTCCTTTGATGGTTCTGCTAAAAATGAATATGCACAATTCTATTTAACAATGCCGCCTACTTGGGACAGAGAAACTCTTAGAATTATAGTATATTGGGCTCCTGGAGATAGTACCTGTTCAGAAGGGGATGATGTTGAATGGGAAATTTCTGCTGGAGCAATATCTAATGATGATGCTATTGATTATGACTATACTGCTGGAATAGTAACTATTGCTGATGATGTTACTGCTGGAAAAGATGCAGACTTGCACGTGACAGGAACTACAGGTTTACTTACTGTTCAAGGATCTCCTGCTCTTTTAGATTTAGTTCATTTTACTATAGGAAGAGACTATGATCATGGTGTAAGTCCTATGGTTGAGGATGCTCGGTTGTTTGGAATTGTGATTGAGTATAAAAGAGGAATAGCGGTTGCTCCATGGAGCAGTAGTTCTTCAAGTTCTTCTAGCAGCTTTAGTAGTTCTTCTAGCAGCTTTAGCAGTTCTTCTAGCAGCTTTAGCAGTTCTTCTAGCAGCTTTAGTAGTTCTTCTAGCAATAGCGTTAGTAGTTCAAGTTCATCAAGTAGTTAACGGGAGATAACATGATTTATAAATGGATTAAGAAAAAAGGTCGTCTTTTGTATGTGCCTAAACGTCTTGTAAATGAAGATGGTTGGATTTATATTTTCAATAGGCGTATTCATCATGGATCTAATACTTCATGGGCTACATGGGATGGTACTACAAAGTCTGGCTGGAAAGGTAGTGATAATACATTTATTGGTTTTCTTAATGATACTAATGCAAATTCTAACGAAATAGGTCAACATTCATTTTTAAGTGAGGTCGATCGTACGCTTACTCAAGTAGATAATGTGGCAGGGGCTATTGGTGACCCCTTATATAGACCTATGGAAGGAGAACCTGGATCTGAATGTTTTACAGTAACTCCAACTTGGTTAAACACATTTTTCCAAAATAAGAGTTCTTACACCTTTTTGATAGAGTGCTACGTTGTTAACACTGTAACGAATCAAGTGGTGTGTGATTTTCATCCTGACTCTACATCTGCAAGACTTGGAATACAAAAAAGTGCTAATAAGGTATTGTTTTGGATTGGGAGTACTACTGGTTCGGAATATAATGGCACAACTGCAAATAACATGCCTCTTAGTCAAATTATTTGGTTTGCAATATTCCGAAGAACCTGGTCTTCAAGTGTTTATGGTGGGTTTTCGACCAGTAGGCCGATAAGGCAATCTGATTTTGGAACAGGTGACATAGTGTCTATAGGCGCAAGCTCTTTGAATGCAGCTTTCCCTGCTGATAAAGATTATGCTATTTTTGGACAATATCCAGATACTCGTCAAAATCATTCAGCTGGCAGAATATACAAGGTAATAGCATCAAGTGATTGTCTTATTGGTTCTTAGGAGATTATGATAAACTAGTAAATTTCAATCATAATGATCAATGGTTAGAGGAATAATGGAAAATAAGGGAGGTTAACAACATGGGTGAATGTCCTAACGAGGATTGTAAGGATAAGTTAGAAGAGACACATGATTCTGTTTTCAAGGACGCGAAAGGTGGTTGTAGATATGACATCACTCAACTAAAGTTAGCCATGAAGGATCTTTGTTCATCAATTGATAAGGCTTGTAGAAAATTTATACCTAGGAAAACTGTATGGGTAATTATGATTGTATTTGGTATTCCTGGCATTATAGCTTTTACTAATATTTGGGCGGGAGATAAATTTTCCAAAGATAGGTTTGTTTCAAAAGGGGAATTTTCAGCGCAAGTAGGAGAAATTATTAAACTCAAAGAACAAGTTATATATGTCTGTAAGGAAATTGATGAATTAAAAAATCAGCAGAAAGCAGATACTATAAGAATAATTGAAGCTATTGAAAACATTAAGAAATAATTTTAATTGGTGCTTGATGCTGAAATGTTTAGGTTAATAAAAATTTGGATTGAACATTTTTTTAATCCTTTACATGTGTATTGCAGATTAATGGATGTTGGTTTTTCAAGAAAAAATGCAGGACGTTTATCTTTATTATATGAAGGGATTGTTAAGATAATATGGAAAATATTACGTTAATGAGAATAGAATCAGATGATCAAGGAACTCTTGGTTTCTTATATACTCCTGGTTTTTCATGCTATATGTTAGAGCTTCCATGGAAAAACAACCAGGTAAATGTTTCTTGTATCCCTGTTGGAACTTATGTTGTTAAAATTAAGAAAAGCCCTAAGTATGGAGTTGTTTATTGGATAACAGATGTGCCTGGCAGGACATTTATATATCAACATGCAGGAAATTTGGCAGGGGATGTTTCCATGGGGTTTAAGACAGATACTGAAGGGTGTCAATTGTTTGGCAGGTACTATGGGGTATTACAAAATCAGAGAGCTATTTTAAATTCTCGTTTCACAATGAATAATTTTATGAAATTTACTAATGGCAAGGATTATTTATTAACAATAAAAAATGGATAATAAAGGAGAATATCATGAAAAAAATAATTGGAAGTATTTTAATGGCGGTTTTTGCTGTGTTTTTGGTTTGCGATCCTCAGTTTGGCGTGACTAATTATACTCTTGAAATTGATGGTGCAGAGGCTATTGTTGTTGAAGCAATAGATACTAAATTGTATTATGATGTTACCAGCATTGCATTTGGTTCTCATGAATTTGTCGTTAGAGCAAAGAACATATGGGGGGATGAATCAGACTCCGTCCCTTTCGTATTTTCGAGAAACATACCGGAAAATCCACTTGGCATAAGATTATTAGTAGAATAAAGTATTTCTTAAAATATATAATGGAGTTGAGGCATAAGAAATGAATGTAACTGAAATAAATCCTATAAAAACCCCTGAATTATTTTATCTTCCTAGAGACACGGAAGAGAAGGATTCAGAAGACAAGATTATATATGCTTATGATCTCGTCAATGAAGAACAGGTGTTTGCTGAAGGAATATCTTTCCGGAAGAAGGCGTTAGATGATGGTTATCAAGACCTTCATGTCTATGATGATGTGACGAAGTTATACCATAACAACGTGCTTGTTGCGGAAAGTAATGTGTATCTTGAGTATTTGGATGAAGAGAAATGGATTGAATATCCTTTTGGGAAAACGATTCCTGCAAACGAAGAGGATTCTTTTGGAACAAGTAAGGTGATTGGGGATATATCCTATGGCGTAAGTATCAAGTGGGATGGTGGGGATAATCCATCGAGTAAACAAACATTTAGCCTTGCTTATCCTGGAAAGACAATAAGATGCAAGTGGGTTATTACAATTCACGATAGTGAGAATCTTGAGATTGGTTATAAGGATTATAAAGGGAATGTAGAGGACGATGAAGGAGAATCAACAAGAACAATCATTTTTGAGCCTAAAGGGGTTGTTGATGAATTGATAGTTGATCCTTACTTGAGTGTGACTGAAGCAGCCACTTATATCGATGTTACTTGTGATGGATATACCATAAGAACATATTCAAATGGCAGCGAAGTATTTCTTGGCAAAATATATGACTCTGATGCAGTAGGAACCGATGATTGGTTTACCTTTGGCTCCAAAGTTGTAGTAGGTGGCACAACTTATTGTATATCAGAAGATACTGGAATAACGCTTGAGCTTATGGAAAATACTCCTACAAGAGTAGTATTAAGAGTTGTAGGAGATTTCGAGGATTCTGGACAATCAAGCCTTGCGGACGAATCTGGTTCGGTTGTTTACCTTTATATTTATCAAGATAGAGTAATAATGCGAACTGAGTTTAATGCAACAGGGTCAATTACACTTGATGATGATGTTATCAATGGCATTTGTTTTATGGATTCTACAGTAGGCAATCTTGCTAATGAGGATTCCAAATACGAAAACGCTGGTTCTGAGTCTGATGCCGGAAGTGATGGAGAACAAAATGCAGCTGACTATATTGCTACTTTATCAGATGAGTGCGATATTACAGGTATTTGTCTTGAAAATACTCTCGGCGGAGGAACAGCTACTTTTGGACAATATATTGACGATCCCGGAGTGGCTTTGAGGTTTGAATGGAACGATGGAACAATTACAGCATTATCTACTATAACAGTCATGTGGATAATTGATAGTGCTGAAAGAGAATAAGAGGAGAGAAAAATGGGAATAGTATCGACCAAAATAATTGAACAGACAACCCAGGCCGATGGAGCGCGGAGAACTCAAGTGGCCTTTATCGATCACTTGGGCAAGGCCCATCGCCGATCTTTTGACTTCCCGGCTGGTGCTGATGTGGCAAAGTCTATCAGTGGTAGGATATCGAACATCGAGAATGGTTTGAAAAACCGAGACATTGAAAATGCTGTCAGCCAGATAGAACAAGATAAATCGTTCGAGCTGGAATATGTTTCTGTTGCTGATCTCAAGATTAGACTACAAGAATGCGAAGTAAACAAACAAGATGAGATTGATAGATTGACCTTTGAAAAAACTAATATCAGTTTGGAGGTAAGTAAGTAATGGCAGCTATTGAATATGTAGACAGCACAATAGGGACTGGTGATAATGATGGCACAAGCTGGCCTAATGCTTGGAGAGATAATCCAGGAGCTATGACTGCTGCTCTTGCATCTTGTGATGCTGGTGGAAGAATCTATGTCCAGAGTGATCATCCAGAGACATTTGCTGGAGACACCACTCTTGCAAGCGCAAACGGAGTGGACGGAAATCCAGTAACTATAATCTCAGTTAAGAATACTAATGAACCTCCTGTAGCTGGTGACTATGAAACCATGGTAACTGGAGGAGGCAATTTAGATGCAACTGGCGGGGTTTATGATATATATTTTGAAGGGTGGGATGTCTGGATAGGGATACATTCTAAATCTGGAGACGATACGGAACTTGCTGGTGCCAGCGATGTCAGCACAATATTTATTGATTGTAAAATTGAGACTGCTGGCACTTTCATTTTTGGAAAAATATATAGCGTTCCAGCGGACAGATTGGTAACATTAGAAAACTGCGATCTTGTTCATACAACTATTGGAACGCTGAATATGTATGCAAGTCTAAGATGGACTGGGGGGACTTATAGTTGGGCTGGTGCTGGCGCAATTACTACAAATTTTTTAACTTTAGGCGCAGGTGTTGTCATAATAATCGAAGATGTGGATATTCAGGATTTGGATGCCGGAGATTATTTGGTCGAAAGTGACAATCTTTCCTGTGACATATTATTCAAACGCTGTAAAATCCCCGCTGCTTGTAACTACATGAATGCTGGTCCTACAGGGGGAGGACAGAAAGTCAAGTTTCATTCAGTAGATGATGGCAATAATATTTATACTTTCAAGGAATATTATTTTGAGGGATTGATAGAAAGCGATACTGGTATTTATCGCGATAGTGCCGCTACTTATGATGGCACAAATGAATATTCTGTTAAGATGACTTCAAATGCCAATGCTATAGAATGGACAAGGCCGTTGCGATTTAAGTTGGCAGAGATTTGGTGTGCTGCAAATCCTACGCTTACGGTTGAACTAAACACAGATAATGTAGTTTTGCAAAATGATGAGTTCTGGATTGAAATTGAGTATCCTGACGCAACTATAGGGGCGTATGGTAAGATTGATAAAACAAGCAAACCTTTAACTATCTTAACCGCCCCTGCAAATTTAACAACCAGTGCCGTGGCATGGACAGAGAGTTTTGGAACTGAAAAGCCCCAAAAAATAGTTGAGACAATAGTGGGTGGTCAAGCGGGAATTCATACAGTTCATGCTTGCTTGGCTAAACCTTCAACAACTGTTTATGGGTGTCCAAAAGTGGATAAAAGCTAAATGGCTGATGTTAACTACATAGTTCCAGGAAGTGGAATAGTCCAAGATCAAGGAAATGATTATCAATTAATCATTCCTGGTTTTGGAACTTATGATGAACAAGAATCAAGTTCCAGTTCATCAAGTTCTAGCTTTAGCAGTTCATCGTCTTCCAGCTTTAGCAGTTCCAGTTCATCAAGTTCTAGCTTTAGCAGTTCATCGTCTTCCAGCTTTAGCAGTTCCAGTTCATCAAGTAGTTCCAGCTTTAGCAGTTCCAGTTCATCAAGTTCTAGCTTTAGCAGTTCCAGTTCATCAAGTAGTTCTAGCTTTAGCAGTTCCAGTTCATCAAGTAGTTCCAGCTTTAGCAGTTCATCGTCTTCCAGCTTTAGCAGTTCCAGTTCGTCTTCCAGCTTTAGCAGTTCCAGTTCGTCTTCCAGCTTTAGCAGTTCCAGTTCATCAAGTTCTAGCTTTAGCAGTTCCAGTAGTTCCAGCTTTAGTAGTTCAAGTTCATCAAGTAGTTCCAGCTTTAGTAGTTCAAGTTCATCAAGTAGTTCCAGCTTTAGCAGTTCCAGTTCATCGTCTTCCAGCTTTAGCAGTTCCAGTAGTTCCAGCTTTAGTAGTTCAAGTTCATCAAGTAGTTCCAGCTTTAGTAGTTCAAGTTCATCAAGTAGTTCCAGCTTTAGTAGTTCAAGTTCATCAAGTAGTTCCAGCTTTAGCAGTTCATCGTCTTCCAGCTTTAGCAGTTCCAGTTCATCAAGTTCTAGCTTTAGCAGTTCCAGTTCATCGTCTTCCAGCTTTAGCAGTTCATCGTCTTCCAGCTTTAGCAGTTCCAGTTCGTCTTCCAGCTTTAGCAGTTCCAGTTCATCGTCTTCCAGCTTTAGCAGTTCCAGTTCATCAAGTTCTAGCTTTAGCAGTTCCAGTTCATCGTCTTCCAGCTTTAGCAGTTCATCGTCTTCCAGCTTTAGCAGTTC